CTCTCGTACAGCTATGATAGATGAGAACGGTGCTGCGGTTCATTGGACAGGTGTTGTAACTGCTGACGTAACTCTAAGTGGTACAGGTACAGGCACTCTAGTAGTAGCTGGGCCTGCTATCTTTGAAGCCAACGGTCAGTACAACACAGTTGACGCTGCTCCTGCTAATGGTGCGGTTGTTACTATACTTAGTGCTTCTGCGACAACCTATCAACCTAACTTGTTCTATATGAAGCAAGCGTTTGGTATAGGTACTGTTAAGTTGCCGAAGTTGTACTCCACTGACACGATTGCTACTACTGAAGATGGTATGTCCATCCGAGTTAGTAAGTATTCAGACGGTGACGCTAATACGCAAAAGGTTAGATTTGATTGCTTGCCTGCGTATGCCACGTTTAATCCTTTTATGGCCGGTCACGGTTTCGGGGTTTAGTTCATAGAGGTGTTATGGGAGCTTCGGCTCCCAGTTTTTTATGGCTAAAAACGCAAAGCACTTTAAATCTTCTGGAAGGCCGTATAATGGGAAAACTCATACAATGGCTGACGGCACAGTTCACACTGGATTAACTCACACTAAAAACAGTGTTCGGGTATTTCATAAAAGAGAGCTGCCCAAAAAACCTTCAAAGAGTACATACGAATAATGGCTACTGTCGCTCAGGTCGCAACGTCCTCACTTCAACGGATATTGGTACAGGCTAGTGAAGCCCCACTACAGGCTGACGAGTACCAAGATTTTATATTTTCAATGAATAATTACATGGCAGAGCTAGATGCTTCAGGCATTCAGCTAGGCTATACAGTTGTGTCTGATTTAGGTGATGACGTAACAATACCTACGGGCGCACTGAGAGGCTTAATAGCTAACATGGCTATTGAGGTCGCTCCAGATTACAACGGAATCATTTCAGCAGGCTTAGCAAAAGCTGCTCGTGATGGTTACAACACGATGCAGTTAATAGGTCAAAGCATGGGTACTAGCAGATATCCTTGCACCTTGCCTATTGGCTCTGGTAACGAAGACAATAATTTTGGGATCAGCACTAATTTTTTCCCAGATCAAGAAGCAAAGATACTTGCAGAGACTACTGGCTCTATTGGCCTTGAGGTGAATACTAATGGTTAAAAGAGCATCAGGTCGCAAGAAGTCTGATTTTGTAGCGCAGGACACGGTTCCCGCTAATTCCTTTATGGACTACTTTGTTGACAATACAAACTATCGTATTTCGTACACTAATTTAGTATCTGGCTTTGGTGTAACTGGAACAATAGTCACTACTGGCTCTGGGACTGCAACTCCAGTTTTAGAAAAAGACGGAACTATTAATAAGATAAGAAACATAGAAAATGGCTCTGGAATAGCAGCCAGCATTTCTGGAACTAATGGTGTATCGGTCAAGCACAACTTTACCGTAGACGCTGTTGGACTACCGATAATGCTGAACACGACAGCAATAAGTCCAACTTTTGTTAGTTTGTTTGCTGGCTCAGGAATTGAGCTAAATGCTTCGTCAAACTCTATAGTTATCAACGCAAAAGATGCTTTGTACGGAGCGCAAGTAACGCTTCAAGATAATTCTACAGCTACGGTTATTTCTTCAACAGCAACTCCGGTGCTGGTAGCGGGAACATTTGTAATAGGCGAGCTAGACAATTACTCAGGTACAACTGCTGGTAGGATACAGTACACAAACGCTGCTGCTATAACTCAAACTATACACGCCTCTATCAGTATAGCTCCTTCGACTAGCGGAGATAATAACCAAAACTTATCTTTATATATTGCAAAAAATGGCGCTGTAATTGCTACAACTGAGATTTCTGCTGTTGTTTCATTTGGCGCAGCAACAAACTTATGTATCATAACCAATGTTGATATTGCTCAGAATGATTATTTTGAAATGTTTGTTCAAAACAATTCAACTACTGGCAATATTTTAGTTAGTCGTGCGATATTTGGTGTTGATTGATGCCTAAAATAGTCCTGCCCATAGCGAATGGTTTCTATGAGAGTGACAGCTTGCCGATCTCTGCTCAGGAGTGTGTAAACTTCTATCCAAATATTGTCCAAGCTCCTGCGCTAAACCAAGAAACTCTATACGGGACGGCTGGACTAGAAGAAGTAGCAAACGCAAACAGCCTGACGGGTAATAGAGGCGCACACGAGATGAATGGTGTGCCTTACTTTGTCACGGACAACAAGCTCTACAGCATGAGCGCGACTTTTGCCTTAAAAACAATAGGAACTGTTGAAGGTACTAGCAGAGTTTCAATGGCTGATAACGGCACTCAGCTTCTTGTGTTAGTTCCTAGTGGCAAAGGATATATCTACAATCATGTCACTGATGCTTTCGCAGAGATTACAGATTCTGACTTTACAGCCAATGGCGCACCTCAGTTGGTTGTGTATATTGACGGTTTCTTCTGCCTTACCACTGACTCTAAGAAGTTTATTGTAAGCGCGTTAAATAATGGCCTTAGCTATAATGCTTTAGACTTTGGCACTGCCGAGTCAGATCCTGACGAGATTGTTGCTCCCATTGTTTTTAACAATCAATTATTTATTGGTGGTTCGCAGACGATAGAAGCATTTCAAAACATTGGTGGAGCTGACTTTCCTTTTCAACGAACTGGTTTATTCCTATCGAAAGGCATAGTAAGTCCGTTTAGCATTCAATCTTTGCAAGACACCTTTGTATTCATTGGAGCTGGTCAAAATGAATCGCCAGCCATTTGGACGTTGCAAGGTAATAACGTGGCGAAGATATCCACAACTGCAATAGATAAAGAGCTAAGCAATCTTACTCAGGCTCAAATCTCAAACATATTCTCGTGGGGGTACGCGGAGAAAGGTGCGTATTTCGTAGGCTTTGCAATACCTAGCGGCGCTTTAGTTTATGACATAATTAGTAAACGCTGGCATGAGAGAAAGTCTGTAATTGAAGGAGATCTTGGTGCTTACCGTGTAACTGCTTTGGTTAGAGCCTACAACAAGATTTGGGCAGGTGATTTGGTAGACGGCAGGATAGGAAATCTTGGAGCGGATTTTTATACAGAATACGGCACTGAAATAAGGCGCTCAATAGTCACACAGCCATTTCAGAACAATATGGAATCGTTTTTAGTTCCTGAGATAGAATTAACTGTTGAAAGCGGTGTTGGTAATGCCGCAGCTCCTGACCCTAAGATTGGAATGGCTCGCAGCCGTAACGCTAAGACTTGGAGCGATACTCGCTTCCGAAGCATTGGTAAAATTGGCGAGTATAACCATAGAGCTATTTGGCGCAGAAACGGCAGATCAGCACGGTTTGAGTTATTTAGGTTTACGATGAGTGATCCTGTTAAGCCTGTTATTATACAGATGACCGCTGATATAGAAGGCATTCAATGAGTTATAAATTAAATGTCGGACAACCTATTATAGAAGATAATGGGACTATGAGTCAGGCGTTTAGGCAGTTCACGCAAGAGGCTTCTCTTAGTATTCCAATAGTCGGAACCGGAACTCCAGAAGGCGTGATAGAAGCTGTACAATATAGTCTTTATCTGAATGGCTCTGGTTCTGCTGGAGCGATACAATATAGAAAGATGCTTCCCAGTATTGGAGGCGATAGAACAAAAGGTTGGATTCTCGTGTGATTGACAGAATAGAAAATGCTGAATTTATAAGATCATTCGTCACTGAATCCGAGGTGTTTGATGAGATCAGCGAGGATAATTTTTCAAGAGAACAATGGAATCCAGATATGAATTCTGGCTGGTTTGTCCATACTGAAGATGATGAGATATGCGGTCTTTGGATGGCTGAATTACGCAACGGCATTACGATTGAAATACATCCAATGATCTTAAAGAAGTTCAGAGGAAAGAAGGCTTACAAAGGCGCTAAAGAATTCTTCACTTGGATAACCAAGAACACCAAGTACGAGAAGATAAACGCCGAGATAGCAACGTGTTTTCCCAACGCTAAAATGTTTGCTGTTCAATGCGGCATGAAGGCCGAAGGAACAATAAGGCAGTCTTTTAAGAAAAACGGCGAAATATACGATCAGTGGATTCTCGGAATAACCAGAAAAGAATTAGAG